AATCAAAGAGGATTCTAGACTTGTATTTCCATTCTATGACACAAACAAGACTCTTTTGGGAATACAAGGGAGAGCCTTACCTCCTTTCCAGCATAAAATAAAATATATCACGATGAAATCATCCGAAGACTCGAAAAAAGTCTTCGGATTGGATACTATTGATTTCACAAAAACCATCAACGTTGTGGAAGGACCTATAGATAGTTTATTCTTAGAAAATTGTGTTGCAATGATGGATTCTGCATTATATGCTGCTCCTGAAATCATTGGAACTCAATATGACTATAGATTTATCTTTGATAATGAAAATAGGAACTCACAAATTGTGAAGGGTATTGGAAAAGCAATCCGAATGAAAATGAAAGTTTGTATTTTTCCATCTACTCTGCCTAAGGATATTAATGACATGGTCCTAGAAGGACATGATGTTAATAGACTAATCGAAGAAAATACTGTTCAAGGACTAGAAGCTGAATTGAAATTTCAAAATTGGAGAAAAGTATGAATACAGAATTAGCAAAATTGATCGCAGTTACACAACCAAGAATTTCAAACGAAACAATCAGAAGTATGATGAGTCCAACCGATCTGATTGCATATTGTGCAAGAGTATCAAATCCTTCTAATCAAGCCAATATGAATACGACCGAGAAGCTTCTAGGATATTGCATTCGAAACAAGCATTGGTCAGTCTTTGAAATGGTCAATGTCGTTATTGAAATCAATACAACAAGAGATATTGCTAGACAGATTCTAAGACATAGATCATTTAGCTTTCAGGAATTTTCACAGAGATATGCTGATCCTTCTGAACTAGGATTTGAGGTTCGAGAAGCCAGACTTCAGGATAAAAAGAATAGACAAAATTCTATTGAAGTAACCGACGCAGCACTAGAAAACGCATGGTATCATAAACAGCATCAACTCCTTCACGAAATTAAGCTAGGATATAAATGGGCTCTGGACAATGGCATTGCCAAGGAACAGGCTCGATCAATCCTTCCTGAAGGAATGACAATGAGCAGACTTTATATGAATGGAAATCTAAGAAGCTGGATCACATATATCGGTCTAAGAGAAGGCAATGGAACTCAAAAGGAACATAGAGAAGTTGCTGTAGCATGTAAAGGAATTATTCTTCAAGAATTTCCATTTTTAAAGGAAGCTCTTGGTAATGTAGAACAACCTTGGTAATGATTTAATTATATCTATCTTTGATGTGACGAAAGACGATTTAGGAGAGAAAGAGAGTAAGAAGAATGTATAAAGACGCTAAACAGATGTTATCAGACTCGAAATTTTACGAAGGATATTCAAGATTTCTAGAAGACAAAGGTAGATATGAAACTTGGGATGAAGCAGTTGACCGAGTTATGGAAATGCACAAGATTTTCTATAAAGACAAAATGTCTCCAGAACTGGAATCATATATGCAAGAAGCGACTGATGCATATAAAAAGAAGAAAGTCTTGGGGTCTCAAAGAACTCTCCAATTCGGTGGAGAACAACTTCTTAAGAATCATGCAAAACAATTTAATTGTTTTGCTAAATCTACTAGATTTGTTACAAAAGAAGGTATCAAGTCGTTTTCTGATTTTAATGATGGTGATTCCATTGTTGTTATGTCTCACACTGGAAAATGGAAAAATGCTATTGTCAAATCTTATGGAACTCAAGAATTGTATAAAATCGATTTCAGAAAAACAACAACTGTGAAATCGATTTATGCTACAAGAAATCACAGATGGATTCTAAAGGATGGTAAAACTACTCAATCGTTATCTGTAGATGATAGATTAGAAAAAACTCCTAATGTGTTTCATAATTTCACTTGGGAAACTGCAACAGATTTTGAAAAATTATACTGGTGTTATGGTTATGTTTATGGGGATGGAACAATTAAATCTACTGGCCATTCTATGGTTAGATTATGTGGAAAAGATAAGCCAAAATTTGAAACACGATTTCTTGAAATGGGATTCTCATCCTCTTCTTGTCTTTCTATTAAGGGAGATACCATTATATCTACTGGGAAATATAATAAAACTCTTCCTAATCCGCAAGTAGATTCGCCCGAATTGATTAGAGCTTTCGTAAGAGGACTTCTTGATGCTGATGGAACAAAAAATAGAAATGAAGAAGGAAAGGAATTTATACGAATCCAATCTTCAAATTTAGAATGTATTAATTTTATTAGACAGAATTTTCCCATTGCTGGTGTTCATATTATTTCTGAAACTGATTTGACCAATGAAATTACAAACTTTGGAACAAGACCATATACAATATCATTTACAATATGCGATAGGGAAACTTCGAAATATAATTGTGGATGGAAAGTTGAGTCGATCTCATATTCACATTCAGATACTGTATGGTGTTTGGAAGTTGAAGATGATAAATCTTTCATTTTAGACCACGGAATCGTAACAGGTAACTGCGTGTTTTCTTATGCTGACCGTCCAGAATTTTTTGGAGAAACATTCTTTCTTCTTCTTTCAGGATGTGGTGTTGGATTTTCAGTTCAAAGACACCATGTCGCAAAACTTCCCAAGATTAATCTGAGAACAAAGAATCCTAAAATCCATGTAGTAGAAGACTCAATAGAAGGATGGGCAACAGCAGTTGATGTCCTTCTTTCTTCATATTTTGAGACAGGTGGAAAACATCCTGAATATAGAGGACATAGAGTCTATTTTGATCTGACTAAGATTAGACCCAAGGGAGCTAAGATTTCTGGTGGGTTCAAGGCTCCTGGACCAGATGGACTCCGGCTTGCTCTAGACCGAATTGAGCATCTTCTTCAGGGAATTGTTATCAAGACAAAATCAATAGCCCTGTCTCCAATCCATGTATATGATGTTGTGATGCATGTATCAGATGCTACTCTGTCGGGAGGTCTAAGACGATCAGCAGCAATTGCAATCTTTTCCGTTGATGATGAAGAAATGGCAAATGCTAAGACAGGAAACTGGTTCAATGATAATCCTCAAAGAGCTAGATCAAATAACTCTGCAATGATCCTTCGAAAGGATATTACTAAGGAAAAGTTCTCTCAAATCTTCAGTAAGGTAAGAGAATATGGTGAACCTGGATTCATTTTCTCGGAATCAACAGAACATGGATATAATCCATGCGTAGAAATTGGTCTATACCCAGTTGATGAGGAAACAGGTCAATCAGGATGGGAAGCATGTAATCTGTCGGATATCAATGGCAGCCTATGTGATTCCAAGGACGCATTCTTTGAAGCATGCCGCGCTGCATCAATTCTCGGCACTCTTCAGGCAGGGTACACAAACTTCAATTTCCTTAATCCTGTCAGCAAGAAAATATGTGACAGAGAAGCTTTGATTGGAGTCAGCATCAATGGATGGATGAGTAATCCAAAAGTTCTTTTTGATGTTCAGAACATGAGAGACGGAGCTAAAATTGTTCGTGAAGTAAATGAACAGGTCGCTAAGCTTATTGGAATTAACCCAGCAGCCAGAACTACTACAACAAAGCCATCTGGAAATTCAGGAGTTATTCTAAAGACTCCATCGGGTATTCATCCTGATCATTCTCCAATGTATTTTCGAAATGTTCAAATGAATATGATGTCCGAAGTCTCAAGTCTACTATGTGAAAAGAATCCATATATGGTTGAAGCTTCTGTATGGTCAGCAAACTATACAGACTATGTTATTTCTTTCCCAGTCGTTGCTAAGAAAGGATCATTATATAAAGATGATATGTTAGGAGTCAAGCATCTTGAATATGTCAAACTTGCTCAGCAGAATTGGGTCGAATATGGAACAAACGTAGACCGTTGTGTTGAAAAGTCACTGAGACATAATATTTCAAATACAATCGTTGTTGATGACTGGCAACAAGTTGAAGATTATTTGTTTGAGAACAGAAACTATTTTGCCGGAGTATCATTGATTCCTATGACTGGAGATAAGATTTATAATCAGTCTCCATATACAAAAGTTCTGACTCATGACCAGATCGTCAAAGAATATGGAGTAGGAGCAATGTTTGCTTCTGGTCTAATTGTTGATGCTCTCAATGTTTTCGATAATCTATGGGATGCATGTCAGTTTGCTCAGTATAATTATATGAAAGGAGACGAGACTGATATTGCATTGAAGTCTGATTGGTGCCGTAGGTTCTCTAAGTTCTCGACCAACTACTTTGACGGAGACAACAAAAAAACAGAATACTGTCTCAAAGATGTATATCTCCTTCATAAGTGGGAGAAAATACAGAAGTCTATTCAAGATATCGATTGGATAACTGAACTGAAGGAAAAGAAATATATAGATATTAATACAACTGGTGCTGCCGCTTGTTCAGGTGTTACTGAGTCCGGCGAATCAGCTTGCCTAATCTAATATTTCGGAGAAGATATAAAAATGTCTAAAGAAATCGAAACTATCATATGCGAAGTTTGTGAGTCATCTTACAAACTCGTATATGACTTAAATGAGACTTCTGGCTATGCTAAATTTTGTCCATTTTGCCAGGAGTCTCCTTCTTCCACTGATGACAAAATAGACGATGATGAAGGATTTGAAAATGAGTAGTGAGACTAAAATCTATAGAGAAGGATTCAGAGATGGATTTGAAGATGGCTTTAAAACAGCAAGAAAGCTTCTAGAGAAAGAATATAAGTCTAAGATCAACTCTATAAATAATAATCTATGTGGAGTATGCGGTCGGGATTTTTCTCTGGACAAGTCTTTTTCGGTATGTGAAAATCTAAGATGTCCATATCCTAAACCAGGCAGCCTAGAAATAGAAAAGAAGAAATGAAAAAATTTGCTGATCATCTTTTTGAAGAATCTGTAAAATCTAAGAATCCTGTCAAGGTGAATGTCTATCATGGAAGTGGTAGACATTTCACTAAATTCGATCAGAGACATGCCAGACTTGTCAATGATTTCTATGGAGGAGGAATAGGATACTTTACAGACAATCATGAAGTATCTAAGACATATGCTAAGACTATGGCCAAAGAAACAGGAACTCCTGTAGTCTATCATACAAGTCTTTCAATGAACAATGTCTTTGATATCGATCATAAGTTCAAAGGCAAGAAGCTTCAAAAACTTCTTCCTAAAGACACTAGAAAGTTTGCAATGCATTCAGGCCTCCTCCATGCAGGAAACAGTGAACATGAAAACTCTATTCTTGGGAACTTAGAAAGAGGAGATACAGAACTCACTGGTCATCAACTCTTTTGGGGTCTGTCTGAAGGAGGAGTCAAGACGGCAGCAGCCAGAAATCACCTCATCAAACATGGATATGATGGATTGAGATATAATGGTGGAGTCAATATGAATATGAAGACTCGACACAATGTCTATATTCCATATAACGCCGATTCTGCTGAAATTCATAAGGTGGAAAAGCTTTATAAGTAACTTTCATGAATAACAAAATCATGAAAGTATTATTACATGTGGACATATCAGAATACTGAATTTACTGAAGATATGATTGGGAATGAATATGTCGGCTTCGTTTATATCATTCGAAATCTGACTAATGGTAAAAACTATATTGGAAAGAAGCTTTTTACTAAATCTAAAACATATCAGAAAAATAAGAAGAAGAAAAGAATACGAGTCGCATCGGATTGGAAATCATACACAGGTTCCAATGAACAGCTTAATAAAGACATAGAATCCGGACACAGTATAGAGAAAGAAATACTTCATCTTTGCAAGTCTAAGGGATGGTGTTCTTATTTGGAATCTAAAGAAATCTTGAGTAGAGATTGCCTTCTACTTGATTCTTACTATAATTACTGGATCTCTACTAAGATACGACGTACACATCTCAAGTAGCCATGCATTCCTGCATATCTGCTATGTAAAAATAGTGGTTGCATCCTCCGGCTAGGCAGTGTATATTATACGAACGATGAGACGAGAGACATGTGGAACTATTTGGAGAAATGGTCTATGGATAGCCTTCCTAAGTTCTGTGTTAACTGTAAATTCTATAAGAATAATGACGGTCCTAATAGTGTCAGCCCTTTGCCTCTTCATTTGTGTGCTAGGAACAATGTTCCTAATTATAATCTTGTGACTGGAGCAATTGTTTCAGCGAAGACGAAGTATAAGAATGCTCAGTTAGAGCGTATAGGAGATAGCGCTAAGAAGTGTGGCAAAGAAGGTAAGTTTTGGGAGGCTAAAGAATGATCGTTAAAACTTATGATCAAGCTGTAGACGAACTTATGCACGGTGAAACGGAAATTCTTCGGGATTCCGTTTTAACCGAAGCATCATTGATGGGGTCTAATGAACAAACTTTGAACACATTAAGACGCTATAATCATACTCAACTCGTCAATTGGTGGATTTCATATTTCAAATGGGCAGAAAAAACTCAAATCTGGCAGTTCAGGCAACAAACGACGAAACCGAATTAAAGATTAATAAGTTTATTTTAGGTGGATTAAATAAAGTTCCTCATTCTATGATCAGTATTCATAACTTAAATTATCTATTTCCATCCTCTGTTCTATTCCTTGATATTAGAATCAAGAGTACCATAACTCATGAAATGACTCTATTGGAAATGGACAATTGTGAATAAGAAATCTAAAAATAAGAAGTTAAAAGAGGCTAGGGAAGCTCATGCTAAATTCCTAGCCTCTTTTGGTATTTCCACTCCAACAAAACGTAGAAAAAGGATTCAAGGCAATGTTAACAACTTTCCTGATCTCTCTGTTCCTGTCAAGTGCTCTAGTATGTCGGATTCTATTCCATCGAATGGTATCCGAAAGTCTATTGACGATTACAAATGGAAACGAACGGCACAAGAAAGTAAGGAAGCGATAAGAGAAGCTGAAAAGAAGAAAGCCAGAATTGCTCCCTATATAAATAAAGGAGCATATATGTATATCACTGATGAAGAGGACAAGAAAAGCCTTGGTCGTAAAATGTAATCCAACCCCTCTAGAAATTGAAAGACAGAGAAGAATTAGAGTATCTGTCGCTGCATATTCATATGAATATTATAATGACTCTATTATGTCGGATGAAGAATTTGATGCACTCTGCCTGAAGATCGATAAGAATATGTCGACCAATAATGAGAAACTAGATAAGTTCTTTAGAGAGGAATTTGAACCTCATACTGGAATGTGGATACGAAAGCATCCTGAAAAAGAAGGTCTAGATCGCATTTACTGGCAAGTGTTCAGGAAGAATGAGACAAGGAAAACTGTACCACGAGCTCCCAAGAAAAAGGTTGACATGCAAGAAAATTCCATGTATACTTGGCATAAATCAATCGAAGAAGGATTGTAATCAAAGTGGAAAAGTTCGACCTCATTGATCTCAATGACATTGATAAGTATATTGTTTCGAGGTTTAATATTGGTCTATCATACATTCTAATGGTTCTTATTACTGGTATTGCATATATTCTTCTGTTCGCTAGTGTTATTAACATAGGATATCTTATTTTCCTACCTTTAAATATGGTCACATCTTATGTTATCGTATCGCTATGCATTAGTATAATTTCCTATTTCATTGTAAAAAAACTATTGGATTATTCTACTGATCTATTCCTAGAAAATGTAAATCGACTGATGATTTCCGAAAGGTATCATCAAATCATAGATGAAATGACTAAAATAATGGAGGAACAAAGTGAAGACAATCTACCCTTCTAAGGAAGAATTAGTCAAGCTCATGAAGGAAAACTTTCTCTTAGTTAAATTTACTAAGAAGGATGGAACTGAAAGGGAGATGACTTGCACTCTGATTCCTGAAAATCTTCCTCCTCAGTTCCTGAATGGGGATGAACAATTTTCTAAGAAAACTAGGAAACCAAACGATGAAGTAGTGTCCACTTTTGATGTGGACAAGAAGGAATGGAGGTCCTTCCGACTCGACTCTCTAATCGAATATAGATGTATTGGACAAAGGACAATTTAAATAATAAACATAAAATGATAAATGCTCTTATTAAAATGTCTTTTTCAAAATCAAAAGGACAGAGTCGTCATTCTTCAATTTCATATAGTCTTGTTCGATCTTTAATTGCTGAAAAAAATCGAGAAATGTTTAAAGGAATACCAAAATCTGATCAAGCTAAGAGTAATATGAAAGGACGTTCTGGAAAATGGGTACGAAAAGATATTCATAAAGAAAGAATGAGGGGAGAAAATAATCCAATGTTTGGTAAAGTTGGAAAGGATAATCCCGCTTTCAGAACAGAAGTTAGAAAGAAAATTTCATCTTCTAAAATAGGAAGAAAAAGAGTATATTGTGAAGATGGTTCTCATTATTATATGAAAGGAAAATAAGTGGCACACGAAAGAAAGAATAGACCACGCAAAGGAAGACGAAAGATTGGCTCAGCTAAGAGACGAGCAAGAAAAGCACGGAAGGGATAATCTATGTCAGCAGATAACGGAACATATGTTCTCCAGACAAAGAAGGATGGCGGCCTTCCTGATGAACTAGAATATAGAATTTCTCAATGCCATTCTATAGAATACCTCTTTGAAGAGGATAAGGGTAGTAAGTATGCCTATGATGTATTCAAGGATTCACCTCCGGTTACTGACATGATGCAGGCAATGAATATTGCCTATGCGGTGGAAAATACAAATGAGACGGAACATGGTGTGCTAGTCGTCACTCATTTCCGCGGCATGACTTTTTCAGAAATCAAAAAGGCAGCAGAAGATGGCAACTCGGAAAGCCAATAACAAAGCCCGTCGAGTCCTGTATGATCAGGACCATTATGGTGAAGAACCTATCCTGACAAAAGATTCTAAGTCTATTGATATCATCTCTGCATATAATTGGTATGGTCATTTTTATGTTGCAGACGATGCTAAGAAGTTTGTTCTAGACTATTTCAAAAAGGATAAGAAGAAAAAGGCACAGATTGAAAAGATCAGTGCCTTTGAACTTTATAACATCGGCTGGAACTGTAGGATTCTTTCTAACGGAGGAGTCTTGCCTGAGGATATTGAGAAAAAAGTTTTCTCAAAACTCGACTCATTGATTTCCATTGTGGTCGAAAATCAAAAAAAGGAAAAGGAAGCCGAACAGGAATCAGAGTCTAAAGCTTCCGTTGTTTCCATTCAAGAACGAGTGGAAAACTATGCCAAGATTCTGATCGCTGATCTGGAATCTCATATTGACGATTTCATAATGGGAAGAAAGTCAGATTTTATTGCTACAGAATGGTTCAGTAAGATGAATGTTAAGCCTCAGGTGGCTAAACATATTCAGTCTTATTATGAGCCTTTGTATCAGGAACTAGTGGATGCATATGCAAAAAAGAACGATGATCTAGTTGACGCATATTCATACCTCAAGAAAAGACAGCTTAAGAAGTATATGGAATTTATCAAGTCTCTTCTGGCTGGGGCCGACAATCAGAAAACTGTTGTCAAGAAAACTCGAAAGCCTCGCAAGAAGAAGGAAAAGCCTGCGTCTGTTCTAGTCTCCAAGATGAAATATCAAAAGACAGAGGAATCATTAAATCTCACTAGTGCCGCCCCAGTCGGAATTATTGGGGCTCAGCAGGTCTGGACCTATAATACAAAGAATAGGGTTCTCACTGTCTTTAATGCACTGAGTCCTGCCGGCTTATCTGTCAAGGGATCAACTCTCATTGGATATGATGAGGCAACCTCAAAGGGAAAGAAACTGAGAAAGCCTGATGTAACTATTCCTCAGGTTCTATCTGGAGGTAAGATTGTCCTCAAAAAGCTTCTTGGCTCATTATCAACAAAGGAGGCAAGTGTTTCAGGTCGCATAAATAACCAGACCATTGTTGTAAGGATTCTTAAATGACAGAAACTCATCAAAAGACAAGTGCCACAGTTTTTCAATTCCCTACCAATAAAATAGTTCGATCTCCAATCATTGAAAGTGATGTTGTCAAGGAAGTAAAAACTAAAAGTGAAACATATCTAGCGGAGAATATTTCAGCAGAACTTGTGGCAGCTTTGATGAACGATATGGCAGCATCAGGTCTTCCTGTGGATTCTACTCAATTTAATTCGGATGTAAACTTTGTTATTCTTGCATTGACCAGCACGGTCTATAGAGCCCTGAATCTAGATCATCCATTTCAACAAGTCCTTGATTCCGTCAAAATAGTCGAAACTGAAATATCTGAGACTCCAACTGAAAACGCATAAAAAGGAGACGTGTCATTATTTTGATTGATTTGAGCCAGGTTTTAGTCTCAAATGTTATGATGCATATGAATGGAGTTAAATCATCTGACATTTCAGAAAACTTAGTCCGACATATTATTCTCAATAGTATCCGATCATATATCAAACAATTCGAACAGAACTACGGCCGAAATGTCGTGATCTGTTGTGATGGTCGAAACTATTGGAGAAAGTCTATCTTTCCTCATTATAAAGCTCATAGAAAAAAGAACAGAGAAGCATCTACTTTCGATTGGAATAAGCTTTTCGAACTTGCAAACAAGATTCGAGACGAATTGAAAGTGTATATGCCCTATAAGGTCATTGATGTAGTTGGAGCTGAGGCAGACGATATCGTTGCTGTTCTGACTAAGAAATTTCATAAGACTGAAAAGATTCTTATTCTTAGTTCTGATAAGGACTATGTTCAGCTCCAAAAATATGGAGAAAATGTCCAGCAATATAGTCCTATCATGAAAAGATTTATCAAGACAGATGATCCTTTGCTGTATGTCAAAGAACATATTATCAAAGGTGATCGTGGAGACGGTATTCCTAATATTCTGTCTGAGGACTCGGTATTTGTTAAAGGAAATAGACAAAAACCAATCAGTACAAAGAAGCTTGATGAATGGGTCAAATTTGATGATCCAGCTAAATTCTGTTCCACAGATCAGATGAAGATTGGATATTTCCGTAATCAGAATTTGGTTGACTTTGACTATATTCCTGATAAAATAGTTCAAGAGATTGAAAAGTCATATGAGGAAAGTTCCCCCGCATCTAAGTCTACGATGCTAGGATATTTTGCAGCTAAGAACATGAAAAATCTAATTGCTGTTGCAGATGAGTTTTGATAACATGGAAGATGATAAAAAATTGAATATCAGACTCTTTAAGTTAAGAGATAATACGTCGATTAGATTAATTAATTCCATTTTTCATAACACTGATCAGGACACAAGAATAAAGATACATAAGATAATGCTTTCTTCTCTGAGAAATGTTGGAACTTGGCAATATATGCCTGAAATGCCGATTGGAAAGATATTAGATGAAAAATGATAGTTATGTAAGAGAAATAACTAAAAAGGCTGTTCGAGATTCTTTTCCAGTCTTTCCACACTCTGAAAACCTTAAAAGAGAAATATGGGAAATAGTTGGAGAAACTAATAGTCGTATTTGTTTTGGTAATTTCTTGTTTAAGACTCATAAAGAACTGTTACTTCAAAATGTCAAAGAATGAACCCAGTCTTTCTACCCATATTGAAAAATATGTATTGGAATTCAACTCAGAAATCATGTCGATTCTGAATTGGCATCCCAAATGTGGAAAAGAATTGTATACTTAAAATTAATTGATAAATTTTCACTTAATTATCCTATAGAAGACGAATTAGAGGAAATTGAAGATGCTTAAAAATATTTACGAAATTCTAAAAGAAGTTGAAGATGCGAAATCTGAAGAAGATGCCGTATGGGTTCTAAAATACAATTCTAGGTTTGCTCTCAAGAGCGTCCTCCAAGGAATGTTTAATCCTAAGGTGAAGTTTCTTTTCACTGAAATTCCTAAGTATAAGGAATCTGATTCACCAGTAGGAATGGGATATACGTCAATCGATCAAGAAATCCATCGAGCATATTTGTTCGTGGAGGGGGACCCAAGGTCACCAAACTTGACACCAAAAAGACGTGAAGAAATTTTGATCCAAATCCTGGAAGCTTTGGAATCAAAAGAGGCTCAAGTTTTTGCTAATATGATTCTGAAAAAGAATCCATACAAAGGCTTGACATATAAAATAGTAGAAAAAGCGTTTCCAGATATTCTAGCATAACACAGAAAGGGAAAGTCCGAAAGGATCGATTAATAAATGGCTCATAATAAAAATAAGTCAAATTACAATAATTCAGATTATGATTATGAAGATGAAGATGAAGATGATGAATATGGTGCCAAAAAGACTGGGAAGAAAAAACAGTCACCGAGACGCAGACCTGTCCGAAACTGGAAGAAAGCCTGGTCCTCGATCAATGACGACGATCTAGACGACAATCGCTAATCCAAATATGTCCGATCCCTCTGCTTCTTTTGGAGTACGGATCGGATTTAATTAAACGCTGTCTACTGAATACTGTTTAATATACATCGTTTATTGATCAAAGTTCAGTGAACACCGTTCAGGAACCGACCTGGAGCTATGCCGGAATGCATAGCTGGTATGCAAAAATAGTTGTTGCATCCATTGGCCAGTGTGCTATAATACTCCTATGATGATGAAAAAGCGACGCAAGCGCCGTTCTGATCGTCTCCACCTGGTGTATAAGCTCCAGGTGCGGTCGCTGATCTACATTGGTATCACCCATGTGGACAAGCAGAACGTGGCCAAGAGCCTCCGGCGTCGGTGGTTGAAGCACGTTCAGCGTGCATTGGCCGAGACTCACACCTGGAAGTTGTGTGAAGCAATTCGCAAGTTTGGTCCGGATAGCTTCACAGTTGAAGTCGTTGAAGTAGTTCGTGGCAAGACAATTGCCCATGAGATAGAACGTGAACTTATCAAGGATATGAAACCGAAACTGAATACAGGCAAGCGGTAATTCGCTCTTAGTCTGTATTCAGTTTTTTTATAAGGATTTTTAGAAATGACTTTTAGCGAATATTGTTTTTACAATGCTCTATACATTTCCATTCAAGTAGGACTAATGATTATTATAGGAACTCCTCTTCCAATTGTTATTAATTCGATAATTGGATTCATGACTGGAATGTGGACTGCTGGATTTCTTCTTAAGAAATGAGGACGAAAGATGTTTTATGGTTCATTAGCTCTTTCTTTTATAGTCGTCATTAGTTGTCTTGTGTATGTCGGTGCGATTTTATCTATTCCATATGCTGTTGGTTCTGTTCTAGGCTTTCTAATTGGTAGCGGAGTGACTTATATTGCTCTAAACCTCTTCTGAGTCTGTCAAAAACACCGAAATGGAGAAAACAAAGATGGAACTTAAGAACGCTAATGGTAAAGTCGAGCTTCAAACTTTCCTCAACTTTCTTGAAGCGACCGTTGGTCAATCTAGGAACACAAGTGTTCTATTTTCGGCTGAACCTGGTCGAAAGTATATTCGAATCGTTGAAACGTATTACAATTCTCGTTCAGTATATTGCTTCCTCGATCAAGTAGGAAATATCTACAAGTCTGCATCCTGGAAAGCTCCTGCTAAACATATTCGAGGCAACATTATCAATGATCCCGATTTCAGTTATGGTAGAGGACTAACGGCTTACGGGGCTTCCTATTTGAAGTGAAAAATCTTAAAGAGGGCCTCTGGAATCTTCAGAGGCCCTCTTGACTATTGGAGACAAAAATGCATACTATTAAAAAAGCAACCGATGATAGAGTCTCGATGAAATGCACAAATTCGATTAGGGATGACATTCAATATGACATTTACGTTTCAACTTTTACCCCAGGAGCAGGTCCTGAAAAATTTTGTGTCGACACATCAAAGATAATTGCAGATTTAAGTTGGTCAAAAGCGGGGATTCATTCCTTAAATACTATTTGGAATTGTTTGGCTGAGGAAATCTTTTGATATGAATAATATTGAAAAAGCAACTAATAACAAAACAAAAAAGAAAATTTTTGATGAAACCTGTGGAAGGTATATTGAGTTAACACATTCCTCAACTTGTCATATAACAAGAGAGTTTGTTTCTCATTCGACTAGAGTTAAAGATAGCCCAAATAGATTAAGTTCAACTAGAGTTGCAACATTTAATGCAATGTTAGAAGAGGTAACGTGGCATGGAAAACTATAGAATAAAACCTTTCAGTAATGTTCGAAATTCAACTTACACTGAAATTGTAAAATCTATTGATCTTGAAACTAATGGAACTATTTACATTGAAACATTGGAACTGATTTATAATTCAACTTTTGATGCGACATATAGATCAATATGTGTGGATTTAGATAGAAGAGATCGTATACTATGGACAACGACATTAAATCAGAAATTAGATGGTTGATCTTTTATTCAGTAAGGATTGCAATAAAGGTTTAAATAATGGAAAACTATATAGAGAGGGTTTATGAACTATTTTTCTAAAAGGTATTTCAATTCATATAATGCTGTGCATGATGCAATTTGGAAATCGACTAATAATTCAATTCCAATATGGTACAAAAACGACTTATGTAATGCTGTACGTGATGACATTAATCTAGTTATGAAAGCGGAATAAAATGGAAATACAAGATTTTGATTATCAAATGAATACTACAGAATTGACAATTTATAAGAGTGTTCTTAGAGAAACTGAAAAGGAATTACGATACGCAACAGATACAAAATTTCATAAAGGTAAACTTTTTCCAGAATATGAGGACCTTCCATGGAACTCACAATATACAATTGATGATGCTATTAAAGACGAAATGAGGAAAGACTGGAGCACAAATGATTGGTTCGAGATTAATGAAGGTCCTTAAAATAAATACGTCCACTATCGAACAAGAGATTCTGGATAATAGACTGCAAGAGACTTCCTCCGCTATTGTTAGGTCTCTTATTACAGAAATGGCTGGGAACAAATCTACTACTATAGGTGGATTTTCTATGTTCTTCAGGATTAATGATATTATTCATGACGAGCTAGATATATGAACAAAATATTAGGACTTCATCGGCTAGGAATAATCAACAAACCATATACTGATTCTAATATCAGAGTTAATGTTTTAACACACTTAGTTAGAGAATTTGTTACAATATTAGAAACAAAGGATTCTATTATTAACAACTTGAAAATTGAAATCGAATGACAGATAAAGAGTGGGCAAACATTATAAAATGGCTCCAAAAGAATAACCTGGTTCTGCATATTCCTATTAAAGGAAAGATATATTTCACTCAAAAGAATTAACCACCGTTCAGTCTGAACAGCGTTCAGGAGCTATGCATAGGAAACATGCCAGGTATGCAAAAATAACAATTGACTCCTACCATGGACCTGCTATAATGTTTCCATAGATTAGAACAGATCGTCATCTCCACTGTGAGGAATCCATGAGCATCGAAGCAAAGTTGGTTGAACTTTTCACCGCTAATTCTACCCGTACTCCAGCAGAGGTGGAGAAGGTCGTAGGAAAGAAGAAGTACGTTTCCAAGTATATTCTCTATCTCCGTCTGGCTGGTCACGATATCGTCACGCATAAAGACGGTCGAACTGTGACCAAGTATGTCTATGCTGGTGCAGCTAAGGCTAAGAGTGTGACCGTCAAGCCGTCTGAACGTCGGGCAGGCAAGGAGACTGCAACCGTCGTTAAGGCCCCTGTCCCTCCGAAGCCTCCCAAGGCTCCAAAGAAGGAGAAGGTTCCGAAGGTCAAGGAAGTGCCGAAGGAAGTCAAGAAGTCTGGTCCTGTGGAAAAGAAGGACGAGATTGAAAAGACTTTCGGAACGTCTGGAAACGTTTCGGCCCAGGTCGATCCTGAATGGGACGCGGTCGATCTTTCCGACTTCAAGGTCAACTTTCGTTGATCAAGTCTCCCTGTAAGAAAAGGTGCTCGATCATTCTTGGAAAATATTGTTCCGGGTGTGGTCGAGCGCTTTTTCATATCCAAAATTGGAAATCATATTCGAATGATCAGAGGCAACATATTATGGACCATGAACTAAAATCGGATTCTGATCTTCTTTTAATGCAGATTGTTGATTGGTATGACAATCACTTTATGGAAGGCAATTTGGAACATCTGATTTTAAAAATTAAAGAACATCTGGTGAAAAATGAAACCACGAAATGAAACATGCTGGATATTCCTGACAACAAAAAGAGATATTCTAGCTTATGAACGGGATGCACTTTAGAGATAAAATACCAAAGCTACCTGTTCAAAGGGAAATATTAGATTGTGGTGAAGTCGATCTAGCCAAGATCGTCGAGTCAGAATTTATTCAGTCGGATATAGAAAAGAAATGTTGGAACTTAGTTTATTGGTCAGTCCTTGATTCTTTATTTAAGGAGACTGCAAATTGAGTAAATACGATCTCTCAATCATAATAGAAAACGATGTTAAAACTTGTATTCAGCTTTATAGTGCTCATACCGAAACTTTGGCAGAAATCAGAAAAGCTACGGACACATCAGGAATAAACTTAGTTTTTTATCCTAATATGGATCATTTAATGAGAGAAACCCCGCTTAAAATTTTAGACCAAAATCTTCTTAGGAGTACACGAATCTTATTATACAATGAACTTTTACCAAATAGGATAGAATAATGAACATTTTTTATGTCGATACCGATCCTCGAAAAGCAGCTATCAGCCTCGTGGATTCTCATGTTGTTAAGATGATTCTGGAATCTGCTCAGATGCTTTCCACTGCGCATAGGCTAATTGATGGTAAAGAAGTTGTTAATTATAGACCATCGAAAAGAAATCCTTCTAAGATGAGGAAAACGACCCACTGGGCTCTTGACAGCCTTTCAATGGAAAACAACCTATATAAAGCTACTCATGTTAATCATCCAAGCAGCGTATGGGTGCGGCAATCTATTTCTCATTATTATTGGTTGTATAATCATTTCGATGAACTTCTGAAGGAGTATACTTTTAGATTTGATGATAAACATAATACAGGAAAACTAGCTGACTACCTTCAGATTGCTCCGAACTATATACCTGTAAGAACCTTTCGAGCTCCTCCTGAAGCTATGGACCCAACCTATATTTTTTCCTTATCGACTATGGAGAACTATAGGCATTATTATAGAGTAGGTAAAGCTCACCTTCATAAATATACAAAGAGACAACCTCCTGACTGGTTGATTGGTTTTTAAATTAACTAAATAACAAAATCGAGACATAAGGATTTCATCATGCCAAATTATTCATATAGAATCGTAAAGACTGGAAAAACAATTGAACTCACAATGTCCATTTCAGAGATGGAAGAATTTGAAAAGAAGTACCCGAATCTGTATGAAAGAATCTATCATTCAGTGAATGTCGTTGATCCAGCAGGAATTGGAGTCTCTAAGCCTCCAGAAGATTTTTCAAAGCACGTCCTTGGAAGAATCAAAGCAGGAAATCACGGCAGCGAAATTGGTAATGGTAGATGGAAAATTCCTAGGGAATTGTGACACACTCGTTTTATTGTCTAAATAGTTCCAGAGATAACAATAAAGTAGTATATGCTATCCGGAACGGCTCCCAAAATTTAAAAACATCTAATACCAGACTTCATAAAAGGGAAGCTGCATCTCGCAGACTTCCCTTTTCGCATTCTAAAGGAGATAAAATGTCAAAAAAGAAAAACAGAAAACAAGCTCGTCAAGAGAAATTTGGTCAGGAACAGCAAAACAAACATTTTGAACTGAGACACGTATCTCCACTTACACCTAATCAAGAAGCAACCTTCAAGGCATACTATGACAATAAAAACTTAGTCTGTCACGGATATGCAGGCACAGGAAAAACCTATATCTCATTTTTCCTTGCTCTGAAAGAACTCCTTTCTGGAAGCTCTGCATATGAAAAGATCATCATAGTTCGATCTGTTGTCCCTTCAAGAGATATGGGATTCTTGCCAGGAAGTGCCGCTGAAAAAGCTAGAGCATATGAGGACCCATATAAAGAGATATGCGACGACTTATTTGGCAGAGGGGATGGATATGATGTTCTGAAAATGAAAGGTCTGGTTCAGTTTACAACCACCTCCTTCCTAAGAGGTGTTACGTTCAAGAATGCTATTGTGATCATTGACGAGGCTCAGAACCTGAACTTCGGAGAACTTTATACAACTTTGACACGATTGGGAGACACATCTAGACTTATCCTGTGTGGTGACTTCCGACAGATTGATTTCAAAAAACATGAAAGAGACAATTCATTGATTCATATTATGAATGTCCTGAAGAATATGAAGAATATCTTCTTTGTTGAGTTCCAAGAACAGGATATCGTTCGAGGTTCATTCGTCAAAGACTTCATTATTCAATCTACCATGTATCAAGAAAAGTTAGGAATTTCCTTAGTATAAATAGTTCCATACAATTTCAAAACTCTAAGGAACTGATAATAAACATGACTATGACCCTTAAGGAGTTTCTAGAATCAATCATCCTAGAAAATCTTCATCCTGAATTACATGCCATAGCTGTTCAAAAAACTACCAGATATGGTACCTCAAAACAGACTCTTCTGGCTAAGAAAATTAAAGAATTGTCAGAAAGAGGAGAAAGTACAGGACTAGAAGGTAATATGCCTAAAGGGTCTAGTCGTGCTTATTTGCCCATCAAAGAACATCATGAAATCAATCTAGATGGTCATACTGCAAAGATCAAAACAGGTATGAAAGTTGCTATTAGAGCAGCTTTAGATAAACATCATAAAGCTGCTGAACATGATAATATGTCTCTAGGCCAACTTCAGAATAAGGCTGAAGGTGGAGATTATTTGATCAATAGTCACTATAGAATAGCAACAAAAGATGAAAAAGGACATTTTAGAACAAATACAGATTCTGGAATATTCCCTCCTCAGATTGATCATGATCACGATGGTCACGAATGGACTCATGTTGGACATGCTGACAATTTGACAGAAAAATCCTTTAAAGGATTAACAAAAACTACAAGTCATCCTGAGGGAATCCATTTTTCAAAATTCAATAATGTCTTAAAAAGAGCCTGGGATAGAGATCACGGTAAATATTGGAAAGGACCAGATCAACATGAAAACAATCTTGATCATGTTGAAACTCATCCTCTAGTACAGAAGTTTTTAAATCATCAAAGAGATTTTAATTCTCCTCCCCATGATTATACCAACATTGGCAATATGGGAATATGGAAGCATCCTGTTACAGGAGAAGAGCATATTGTTGCAAGAGACCATGGATTTAGTCATGAGGTCATGGGAGCATATAAGAAGGCAAGAGAGAAAGAAAGAGACAACTTTTTTTCAAAAGCGAGACATAGATAAAAGGATCCATCTAAAATGCCAGATAGAATAAAAGAAATAATTTCCAAGTCTGTTTCACTCATCAAAGAAGAACAAAATCTTGCAGAAGGTAAGGTCCTTCGAAAATTGTTTGGTCCTTCTACTCAAGAAAGACGAGACAGAATTTCAGGTATGATAGACAAAAAAATGTCTAATATCGAAACAGCCACAATTGGAAAAGACCTAGATAAAGTTAAAATGTCTGATGTCACATCTGATGAATTTAAAAAGCTTGCTAAAAACAAGCATTATGGCGATCTAAGATCAAGACGAAATCATGCAAAATTTGGAGGAATGGACTTAGGATGGCTTCTTGGTGGTAAACTTCCATCTGGTAAATATCTAACAGGACATGGTAAAAAGAAAGACTAATCCGTAATGAAGACACTAAGAAGAATACTAACTGAAAGCATTCGACAAGGATTGCCTCATATTACCACAATGGATCATAAGCAGTTTGGCAACTTGATTCAGTCGGGTAAAATACATTTACATGACGTAACTGAAAAGACTGATGGATCGACTCATATGTTTGGATATGATGAACATGGATTCTATTCTCAGTCCTCAGGATCAGGTAAAGAGAAGATGAGACAGCCAGCAGATTTCGAAGTTCGTGCCAGAAGACGATCTGAGGAAACAGGCAAGCCATATGATAATACAGCATCCAAAATGTTTGGTCATGTTCACAGTATTCTTCATTCAAACGGAAAACTTCAGCAACATCTAGCTGCTCAGTACCAAAAAACAGGTAAAGAAGTCAAAGTGAGAGGAGAATTGTTCTATAGACCTCTTGCCAGAAAGTCTGAGCATCCTGGAGAAGTTAAGTTTGTTGGTACATCATATGATCCTTCTCATATGGGAACAGTCGGAAAGTATGTAATCCATTCTAAGCTTCCAGAAAATCAAGATCATAATATTGAACATTTTAAGACTAAGCTTTCTACTCATGAATTAAATTTTGACGATGATAAGATAGGAGTCAAAAAAACTAGCATTGATGTATCCGATCATGCTAAGGCCTATAATGCCTTGAATCATGACCTTCTAAATGCAAGAACAACTCCTAAGAATAAAGATCAAAAGCAAGTAGAACTTGCTAAACTAGATGATATCAAAGATTCTGTCTCTAAGAAGATAGATAATCATGTTCGGTCTCTAAGCCTTTCACCTCGATGGGGGACTGGAAGTGAAGGACTCGTTATTCATCCCGTAGAGAATCAGCCAAGATTTAAAGTTACCTCAGATACCTTCCGAACTTTCAAGAAATCCGGAGAAGATTTCAAACAAAGAAAAACAATCAAAGAAATGTTTTCTCTTTTGAATGAGGGAGGTAATATGAAGATTGGAAATCATATGGCTGCTCCTTTTAAGGTCACAAACAGAACTCAGCAAGCCAGAGATATTCATGATGCCTTGAATCAGATTCATGATTCATTCCACTCCGAGCATGGAGAACATCTATTTGGAAAGAATAAGAAAGCTCTCCACTCTGGGTCTATCTTTGCTGGATCAACTAAGCAGCTTATGGATCCAAAGATTTCAGATGAGGAGTTTTCAAAACATAAACCAACAGTAGGGGATGTGGACATACAGGTTACCCATGCTCATAAGGACGCTCTTGTCCATCATCTGACTCCAGGTAAGAAATTTGGCAAGTATACAGTCCTAGGTACAAAAAAACATGGACTAGAATCTACTGCTATTATGAGACATGAGAACGGAGAAAATCATCAGTTCGATTTTGAAGGAGTCGAATACAAGGATCATGAACCAACAAAAGCTGAACAGTTTCTCCATTCATCAGACTGGGAAGATGCTAAGAAAGGAATCAAAGGAGCTCATCATAAGATTCTTCTAAACTCAGCAGGAATGGATACTCATAAGTTTTCTATTTCACATGGTCTAAAATCTAGAACAGATGAAACTGATCCTGGAGAAAAAGAACATGAAGGAATAACTAAGAAACTATTTGGACCTAAGGCAGATTCATCGAAAATTAGTTCATTCCATGGAGTAGCTGAACTCATAGGAAAACATATTCCTCCTGAGCATCACCAGAAAATCTATGATAAGTTCAAAGACTCAGTAACAAAGAATAAGTTTTCAAATGATTCTGCTTTGGCGGTTCTAAAATCTCATCTAAAATTATCAGATTCTAAGCTGAATGAAGAATCTGATAAAACAGGTCATACATCTGTTATTCCTTTGATGGGAGCATCTCCTATCTCACATATGGGCCATGCTCATGACCTAGGAGGGGCTCTAAGAAGACTTCCAGGAACAAAGCATGTTGGCATTTCATCTAAGGCTGACTTATTCTCTCCTGAAGAAAGAAAGTCAATATTGAATAGACAATGGAAAGATGTTGGTCATACAACTCATGTTGTTAAAATGGCAGGCGAAACAGTTCGAAAAGCATATGATTCAATTCCACAAAACACTAAAAGAAAAGAACTCCATCTCTTAGTAGGAGGAGACAGAAAAGACTTTGCTGATGGACTAAAGTCTGCTCTAGAAGCTGGTAAAATTAAAGAAATGGAAGGCAGAAAATTCGATAAGATTCATGTTCATTTTCCTGAAGATACAAACAGAACTCATGGAATGTCAGGAACTAAAATGAGAACTTCTGTATCACAGGACGACTTTGATACATTCCATAGTCATCTTGGTAAAGATGAATTTTCCAAAAAAGAAGCATCTTCTATTTTCAAAAAGATCAAGACAGGTCTTTCGAGTGGTAAAGTTAAAGTTAAAAGATCAGTCAAAGAATCTTTTCAAGATTTTATACTAACTGAAAAAGTTCTGAATGTTGGTCTAAATCCTGATCATGAGAAGTATAGAGAACAATATAGAGACCAGGTTCATAGTCTACTGAGAAAATCTTATGCAAACATAGGTGGATACTCTGGACATGCTCCTGGTTCAGATGAAGAATCAAAAGCTATCCATGATGATATTTCAAATCATGCTATCAAGATAACAAAGCGTGGTGATAAAATTTCTAGTGTTCGAATATATAAACTTCAGCATGGTAGAAAAACTATTGCATTAGGAACAGATGGATCAGATTCAGGAAAAGCTGATGCAGCTATGGTTATGAAAGATGACCATAAGATGAAAAGATCATGGGGAGAATATTCAGGAGCAGTTAGACATATTGTCAAAAATAAAATAGGAAGTCCTGTTGTTCATCCTTTGTTGGCTAATAAACTCTTAGGTAAAGAAGTTAAAATTGTTAATGATCAAGACTATGAAAGAAAGATAGGTGATCATATGGCAACTAAAACTATTCTTGGATATCCAAAGTATAATGGAAAATAAGAATCTATTTTTGATCCATGGAGCTTGGGCATCTAGACAAGCATTCAATTATCTCGTTAAAAAAACTCTAGATGATGTTCAAGTCGGAAGAATACATTGTTTTGAGTATGATTGTCAGTCTGAAAATCTAAATGATACTGTTCTGCGAGCTAAGCAGCATCTCAGACAAATCCAGGAGAATGGTCTAGAAACAGTTGTTGTGGGTCATTCTCTAGGTGGTCTCATAGGATTATCAATGTCCCATAAAAAAGGAATCAGCACGATAATCACTGCTGCATCTCCTCTTGCAGGTATTCGTCTTCCCAAACCTTTTCAATATTTTGTATCATTTCATACTCCTGTTTTGACTCATCTTTCTCCTAAGTCTACTTTCATTAGAAAAATTCAAGGGAAAGACTATTCAAATAATTCAATAGATGTTCTAGTGACTACCACTGGATTTCTTCCTATGTTATATGAAAAGAATGATGGGGTAATTACAATAGATTCTCAGACTACTTGGACTCCTAAAGGAGCTAAGGTAATCTATTCAAATACAAATCATCACGAGATTCTACAGTCAGCGGAACTTATTCGATCCGTAGAAAAAGCTTTGACTTCCTGATTTATTCCTGCTATAATAAGAGAACATTCAAACTCTAGAAGATCAGGAAATTCCTTCAAAATGTTTAATTTTGTTCACTTAGATTCCATTCTGGAAGAAATCGAATCTATCGATTCTTCCAATGGTAGATTCTATACAACTCCAGAAGGAAACATATATCCTTCTGTGACAACTTTTCTTTCCTCTTTTGGAAACGAGAGTCTAGATGAATGGAAGAAATCAATTGGAAAGGAAGTTTCCGACTCAATTTCAGAATCTGCTCTCACTAGAGGACGAAGAATCCATTTTGTTATGGAAAAATATCTTAAGTCGGCTTTGAGTAGAAAAAACTTTTCGAAGTCTTTAGTTCCAAATCTGAGGCAGATTTTTTTCGATATGGAAAAAACTACTCAGAGAATTAACAATATTCATTATATCGAAAAGGGATTATATTCAGATAGACTCAAGTTAGCTGGAAGAGTTGATCTGATCGCTGAATTTGACAATAAACTTTCGATTATAGACTATAAAGGATCAACTGTTGAAAAGTCTGAAATAGATATTGAGAAGTATTTTCTTCAGACAGCCGCATATTGGTTCATGTATAAAGAACAGACTGTATATGATGCGGACCAATTAGTGATTATTATGCTCTGCGATGATATGCCATTTCCTAAAGTATTCAAAGAATCAG